TCACATCGCTGATGCGCTCCGACACCGCTTTCCAGTTATCCCAGACATAAAGCACCGCCGCAGCCAACGCGCCCACAGCAGCAATCACCAAACCCACGGGGCCTGTAAGGGCGGTCATTAAACCGGGAATTGTAGATAACCCAGAAGCTAACAAGCCTATCGCCACTGTGGCGGGGCCAATGGCAGCAGCTACGGCCGCAACAACAACGATGAGCTTTTGCCCTTTTTGACTAAGCCCTGCAAACCAGTTAGCCAGCTGCGTGATTTTCGCCATCAGCTTTTCCACGTATGGCATAAGCATGTTTCCGATGGTGATACCCACGTTGCGCAGCTTGTTAATAGTTTTCTGCATCCGGGCATTAAAGGTTTTGCTGGCGGCTTCAAATTCGCGCTGCAGCGAGGTGTTGTCTTTAAAGGCCTGCTCGCTCATGCCCAGGGCGCGGGTAAGGTCGTCAGTGTTTTTCGCTAATGCTGCCAGGGCTGTACGGCTTGTACGTTCCAGCACGCCACGCAAATTTTCGGCCTCCTGCCCGTTTGCGGCCATTGCCTCCACCACCTTCATTAGGGCTGCTTGGGGGCTCTCGCGCTGCAGCTGTTTAAACTCTGTTACGGTCATGCCTATCGCCTGGGCAATATCCTCTACTTTTTTAGGGTCTTGTAAGGTTTGAAACAGTGAACGAATGCGGGTACCGGCACGTTCTGCCGATTCACTCATCGCATTCATTTGTGCAGATAACCCTGCAATCTGCGTACCTGACAATCCAAAAGAAGAAGCTGCCGCCGATGAACGCAGCATAGCATCCACAATTTCGGAGGAGCTGGTGGCAAAGTTGTTTGAGAGCTCGTTGATGGCACTGCCCAGGTTTTCGATTTTAGAGACAGGCACCTCAGCCATTTGGCTGATTTTTGCAAGTGATTCGCCTGCCACATCCGCACTTAGGTCGGTAGCCTCGGCCATCTTAGCCACAGTCCGCGTAAAACTCTCGATGTTTTCGCTTCCGCGGATGCCAAACCTTGCCGCATCCGCAGCCAGCCCGGCCAGCGCCCGCTGGCTCATCGGTATCTCTTCAGCCATACGGCGGATACTTCCGGCCAGCTTGTCGGCGGTGGTTTTGTCGGTTACCTTCTGCACCTCCACCATTGCCGTTTCGAAGTCGGCGGCAAACTTTACCGCCACCCCACCGGCGGCAGCCAGTGGAAGCGATATATTACGCGTCATACTGCGCCCCGTGCTCTGCATTTTCTTACTGAACCGGTTCAGTCTTTTCTGTGCCCGGTTCATGCTTTTTTCGAGCTGCTGTATGTTCGCCCCTACCCGTATGTTAATATCGCTCAGTGCCATTATTTCTTTTTATGCCATTTAATACGCTTTTTATGCGCCTCTATCTCTTCTCGTGTTAACAGCTCATCTTTTTCATATACAGGCTGTTCATCGATTTGAAGCGGAAAAATATCCGATTCGTTAATTTTCTTTTTAGTGTTTACGCTGATTATAGTGTGCATTATTTTCCTCACTTTTAACAGCTCAAATTCCTGCCTTTTAAAATAGCCGTCCGACATCATTTCCAACTCCACTAAGTCCAGCTCTTCGAAGTCGGACGGCATTAAACCTAACTCACCGAGGGCAAAGCGTTCCACATCGCGGAACATTATTACTTTTTTTTAGCGCCCCCTTTGCTTGATTGCTGCGTCTGATCCGTCAGCCGCTCGGCAGCAAATTCAATAGCTTCAGAAATGAAATCGATAAATCCCAGTTCTTCAATCCACTCGTCCACCATTTCAGAAGTGATTTCATCCGGATCTTCGCCGCGGCTTTTGGCTGCATTTTTAGCAGCAAACAGTAAAAGCTCGCCGGCATAAGTCAGGTTAATATCCCCCTGCTGATTTGTTTCAGTAATGCCAGCCACCTTTTGCAGTGCTCCATTCAGAGCAAGGTCGTGCTTTTCGCAAAACCCGCGCCAGCAAGGCACGCCAAATCTAAAGCGTGCTACTTTTCCGTCAGGTAATTTTTTCTCTAAAATTTTACTCATAAGTCCTTACTTTTTAAACTACCGTTCCTGATGTTAATTCTCCTGAAGAAACAAAGTCGGCGCTGTATGTAACCAGGTCATCCTTGTTCATCTCTACCGATACGTTGTTCACATACCCGTCTACCTCATAAGTAGGCGCCCCTGATTGTGTTGAAGAAATCAACAGCGTTGCCTTCACCTTGCCTGTGATTCCTGCTATCAAATCATTTACACCAGCCCCCGAAGCAGCACCGGTTTCGTAAAGCCCTCCGATAGATTCAGATATGTCATACTCACCAAGCGGAATCCGCTTTTTTGCTGCATCACCTTTGACGGTAGCATCAAGCATTTCGTCGCTAATTTCAAACGACATTTCGCGCTGCGAAACAAGTTCCACACCATTCATCTGCAGCAGCATTAATTTTCCTTTTATTTGTCCCATAATATTAATTTGTTAAAAGTTTAATTATCTTTCCAGTATTCATAATCTTTCCAAACGCCGGTATCATCCCAGACGCCCTCTTTTAAAATCCAGTCTATAATTACATCGACCAGCGTGCTGTCGCTGATGATGCTTGCAGAATAGGTGACAAAGTCGCCTTTATTAAACTCTTTTTTTAAGTTTTGAACATACCCTAAAAAAAGCCAATAATTCATCACGTTGCTACCGATGTACACTTTCACCCGCTCGCGGTTCTGTATTTTTTCTAAAAGCAAATCAGAGGAAGCACCGGGGTTGTCAACATCATAAAGTCCGCTTAAAGAAACATCGATACTATATTTCCCGTTTGGTTTCCTGTTTTTTGCTTTACCGCTGTATCCTGCGATATCCAAAAATTCGGTGCTGATTTTCCACGATAAGCTGCGCTGACTAACCAGCAGCGTATCTGCAACCTCCACTATTGTTGTATTGCCCTTTATCAGCCCCATTATTCAAACATTGTTATTTCATCGTTCCAATAGCTCTCATCCACCCATCGCCCTGTTTCCAGCAAGTTTAAAATACGCTCCTGGTCTACCGTAAATCGCAGTAAGGTGTTTTTAATGTCCTGGTCTTTGTGGTAATCATCCTCCATACCGATAAAGTCAAGCACCGGAATACTAACCTCTTCCACCGTACCTGCATATCCATCCATCGCACGCCGCACGTGTCCGCTTATCTCCACGCTTTCGCGGATGGTTTCGGCAAAAACATTGACCTGAAACTCGGCACTGTCGTAGCGGCTGGGTGCATTCTTTGTGTTCGCCGGGTTCAGGCTGATAAGCTGATACGTTACGGCAGGAAACGGCGCAGTTTGCGGCATTGATACCGGAAATATGCGACCGCCGGTAAGGGTGCTTACCTGGCTGTCGTTAAGTAATATCTGCGCTACTGCCTTGCGTATCATTTGTATGCTTTTATTATCAGTTTCTTTATTTTGCGCTCAAAGCGCATCGAAGCATTTTCTTTATTGCTTTCAAAAGCCGGACGCATAAACGGTTTTGCCGGCATGCTTCCGGTGTGTGAAACGCGCCGCCACTGGCCGCCTATTTTGCGGTACTGTGTTTTTTTATATTTCCGTGGCGCCGTGCCAAATTCCACCAGGTGGCCATAATACACGCCGTACTTTTTTCGTCGCGGCCCCAGCAAGATAAAGAGCTGTGTGTTACTTCTCGGATTGATGTATCCGATACTTTTTTTCAACGCGCCGGTTCTTTGCGGAGCGCGGCTTTTTGCATCGCGCTTCATAGGAGCCGCAGCAAAGCGCAAAGCCTGACGGATAGGGCGAACCTTATTTTTTATCTTCGCCGCTTCCAGCCGCTTTACCACATCACCAACACCTTCAATCTTAAAGGCCGCCTTATCTTTTATGCTCGTCCCGGTTATCATTCGCTGCTGTTGTCCCTGTATTCTGTTGTTATTTCAATAATCCTGTTGTTAATTATTTCCACGTTGATGATGTTGTAAAAGTCATCGCCATGCTTCAACCTGTCCAGCGTGGTGATATTCTGCCCCGCATCTCGGATGGTCCACACTTCGCGGCGCGTGTACACCTGCTGGTTTTCGTCGCCCTCCACATCTTCGCGGCCATTCACCTGGCTCTTAGCAGCATATTCAGAGTATTTAAGAGCATAAACAGATTCCCGCTCGCCATAGTCGTTAGTGTTATAGCTGTATCCGTATATCTCTATCTCATATTCATAGCTGCTCGATCTCATACGTTCGGGATTTTGTAGTTTTTAAAAATCGTTTCGGCAGCAAACGGCAACTGCTCCACGTGTTTACTCACCAGCACCTCCTCGCGATTTTCGAAGAAGTGGGCGGCAGTCATCTTTATGGCCTGCAAAATATCAGCAGGTACATCATCTGCCGCCCACCCGGCCGAATAAACAGCCTCATAAGCATCGGAGCGGTTGTAGGTTTCCACTTCCTTGTTATCCAAAATATGAAGCACGGCTGGCACCGGTATCGAATCAATCACAAAGTCTGTATCTTCTACGAGCGTTTGTTGCTCATTATTTGTGTCATAATATTTTAGCGTAGTAAATTCGGTTACCTTACCACCTGGCAGATGCACAAAGCGCTGGATTTTGTTAAATGTAAACGTAATGGTTGCCGACAGGATTTGCCTGTTCATCAACCGCTCACCCATTGCGACAGAAGCTTTGATAAAAGCCTCTATCATGCCATCCCACCGCGATTGCGTGGGCTTTATTTCCAGATGCTTTTTCATATCCTCCACGCTAAGTAGCGTAAGCTGACTGGTGGATGGGGTG